GTTCTTTTGAATGGCATCTTCTGAGCCGTCCGCAAGAGACTGCACAAGCTCTGCAACACGATCTCTTTCAGCCTGTGCAACTTTGCGAAAGTTCTCACGAAGGATGCCCGGTATTTGATCGCTGAATGATTGGATCAATTTAGAATGGAATATCGTTTCCTTCACCTTTAACCTCCTTTCCGTCTGCCGCCATTAGAACCTCGGCAATAATCTCGTTACGGATAACATCGTTCTTATATGGCTTGCCGTCTGGCCCGTCCTTTAATGGTTGCTTCGCCAACCATTCCAAGTAATTCAGACCATCCTCGCTTCTAGCGATCTGGCGAACCGACAATCCCTTCCACTTGCCGAATTTAAGAACAATGTCTCGTTCCTCGGTTGTCTTTTCGTTTGTAACCTCATATACAATCTTAACCGCCTCTTTAGCGGGAGCCTCATATTTGTCCGTGTTAATGTCATCGAATCCTCCATGCGGAACTTCCTCTGCTGGCGTGGTACTCAACCCAGAATCAATTAGCACGACCACATGAGCGAATGCTGAACGACACGCCCTGCTAATTGCTCTGGTCTGAACCATAGCCCTGCGAGCATAGACTGGCCGCTTGCTCCACATTTCCTCGTCATCCCCCAAGAATCCTTCGGCCTGAGAAATTACTTGGCCGTTGTCCATTCTCTTGACCTCACCAATACATCGGTATCCATCCTCAACACGCTCGACATCCCTTGCGGAAGCAACACACCCATGCGCTACTGCGATGGATTGCCATCCCTCCACCCTCACATATTTCTTATCGCCTCTTCCGATCTGCTGTGCGGTTTTCATTACAATCTCTCGGCAAGCCCCGGCCACATCCGTAGCCTGTCTGATGTGTGTTGCTACTCCGTTGTTAGTTAATGCTAATTGGTTCTCGCTCATTTTATTGGTATCCTCTTTGGTTCTCGATCCCAATCCCCAAGTGACTGGCGATCTTCTGCGGTTCCTGACTTGGGCAGGTTTAGTGATTTGAAATCTCTGGCTTCATCTAGTTCTGTGTCTGGAATTGAGCCGTGAACTCTCACAATCCAATCGTCTGTGCTTTCACCCGGTAGGCGTGGTGGCATCTCTGGAAAATCATCTTCCCCCTTCATTTTAGTCCTTTCAATATGGGGACTATCCATTCTGCGCTGATGTTGTGGGATGGGATGCGGAACACAAAGATTCCAAGTTGTGATGCAAGGTTGTACTTTTCCATGTCTCGCAAGAATCCTCCGGGGCGCAAGTGTCGGCCACGGATAAACACGCCACCCTCAAGTTCAATGCAGAATCGCTTGCCGTTGGTTTCCCCATAGTAATCCATGCGGAACTTGCGGTTAGGAGCAAACTGATATTCCCTTTTAAGCTCGCATCCACCAAGGGAACGCCAAAGGATTTCAAATTTAGTGGCTGGTTTCAATTTCTTCCCCACCATTTTTTCTCTTCATACTGCACCTCGCCCCAAGATTCTTTATCTTTGTAGAGATCGTCCAATCGCTTTAGTTCTTCAATCACCATAAGATTGAATCTCCGCCTTTCATAGTTCGATTGATCTATGATCTCGGCCAGCTTCTTTAGGGCAAGCACAACAAACAACACCCCAAAGACTAATAGGAAGGTAATCACTCCCGAATCCTCATCTTGTGCCATTGGCCGCAATAAGAATTCGGGTCGGTCTGGCTGGGGTAACTATGATCCTTCTTCATAACAAAGCCCTCGAAGATCGTCTCGCCAGCCTTGCGATTCTGAAACTCCATCTCTTCCCAGATTGCCTTGAGCCTATCGTGTTTGAAGGTAGGCATCCGTAGCAAGGCATTGTCGGGAAGCTCAAAGGATGCTGGTTTTATCTTTGAGAAAACCTTGCGCCTCTCGGCATAGGGGAATGGCTCCATCACATCAATTAGGATAAGCGTGTTCTGCCCGGTGCGAGTGCGATTGCCCATCCATTCGCAATCTAAGAAGCGAGAGGCAATCTTGGTGCGGCCCAACGTCTTGAGAATATCGCCTTCATACTTGGCTCGCTCGCCGTGGCGGTTAAAGACCTTGCGCTCTTGCTGGTCGATCACCATGCGCCATCCATTAAACTTCGGCTCGATGGCGTGATCGGAGTACGAAGAGTCCCATGCCGGGGCGGTGCATCCTTGGGGTCTGGCGGGCAGGGGAAAGGATATCACGAGAGTTGTTCTATTGAAGTATCAGTTGCAGGGCAAGATAAAAAGCACCAGCCCCAACAATTAATCCAATGACGTAGGCTAGTAAAAGGTGGTTCATTTGCTTGCTCCATTCTTAAAGTTTTTGCAATAAGTCCATTCCCGATACGCAATCGGGTATGTATCCCTATTTCTTATTGCATTCACAAGGCTATCGGATATGTGCCACAAGTCTTTCTTGTATGCTTTTACCCAATACAAAACACCAAAGAGTTTTGTAACCCACTTTCCTTTTCTGTATGCCCACACAACATTGCTTTTCATTTACGCTCTCCTAGTAAAATAAACGCTCCAAGGTTTAGAAGCACGATTGTCATTAGTATTATTTGCATGGTTCGTACTTTAATCTTTCTTAAACCTTTTGTAAAGCCCTAAAATAAAGATTTTTGTAAATAGTTGTAAGTGCCTAATATTAGGCTATTTAGCTAGGGCGTAATGCTCGATTGCAGATATGCGTCTGCCCGACCCGTCCACGATTCGAAAGGTTTTTTTGATGAGCGCACCTTCACGAACCATCTCGCGCAAAAGGCTTGTTCTCTGCCCACTTGCGCTTCCGTGAAGGCCCATTTTTATCAAGGCTTCTGTCCCGGTAAGAAATTCCTTTGGCACTTTATCGGCCTTCCGATGAATGTAGTTTTCAAGAGCCTTGCCCCATTCGCCTGTAAATTTTTTATCTTTCCAAGTTCCTTTGGATTTCATAGTGGGAATCTCCATTCGCCATCAGCAGTCGGGGAAAGAACATTGACGATGCAGTTGCGATCATTGTATTCGCCCCATGCAATTCCGTGTTGCCAAGCCAGTGTGCTTCGATTTCTTCTGGCGTATCCCATCGCTCCAATATTTGCAAGGCATCCAATCGTCCAACCCACAGGTGCACCAATGCTTCGCCCCGGCTGGCGATCCACACGATGAAGATGCCCTATGACTATTGGTTTCCGCATGGCCTCGACATGATCTCTTGTGGCATTAAGGGAATACATGAACCCATGACCAAACAAAGTCCCGCCAAATTCTTTCCACCCAGTTTCGATATCATAATTCACTCGCTCGCACCGAAGGTCTTTTAGGTGCTGATGTAGTTCTGCAAGAGCCGAAGTTGCACAATGCGACACGATGGCGTTTGGGCTATGCTGATGTTCATAGCATCTAAATTCGTGATTACCTATGAAAAACACATTCGGTTCAAGAAGGCGTAAAAAGTTTAACCCCGCACGAAAGTCCTCGGAGATGCTTGCGGCCAGATCCCCAGCATCGGGATTCCGCATCGCTCCAGCACGAAAGGCGGCCAGATCAATCGCATCCCCCAAATGAAGCGTGAGGTCGGGCTTCCATCTGCGCCGAAATTCTAGGGCGGCTTTAGTTGCCTTGGCATCGGCGAGATGCCCGTGGCTACAAGATACCGCAAGAAACTTTTTCCAGCCCCTCATTTTTTGCCAACCAACAATTCGTATCCAAGCCGACAATTTTCCCTTGCTGTAGTGGCGCAAACATCTTGATCCTCGGCCCCTTCTCGCAAGAGGGCGATTAAGGTGTGCATCTGCTGGCGTAGGGTCATGGTGTAGGTTGATTGATCCACGGCCTCCTCGATGATTGATTCCACCACTTTTGCCGTTGGCATTTCCCAAAGATTGGAACGATGCTCTAAGGCTCCCTTGGTATATTTTTTTTCGATGGCATCAGCGGTCGCAAGCTGAATCGTTGCCATGTGATACTGTTGTTTTGCGGAAAGCTCCTCTGGCTTTTTCGTCACACCATTCGCCGATGTCATGTTTTAACGACTAGACCACGGACGCTTATTGACTAGCGAAATCTTTTCCTTTTTCACCTCTTGCTTTTGTGGAGAAACAAGTTCTCGCCACCCGGAAATTGTTCCGTCCTCAAGGTGTGGGGTTTCCCATTCTAAATGACGCAGATTATATTTTTCGGCAATCTTTTGGCAGATGGCATAGGTTTGATCGTCCTCCCAGCTTGCCACAAATTCGCCAGTAGGTGTGCGAGCCAATGGCACGAAATCTATTGCGTGGCCTCCAATATGAAGCGACTGCGGGGGAATGCCTCTTGCGTTTGTAACCTTCGGGCCGGGCGTGGTTCTGCCCTTGGCGTAAAGCTCTTCTTGTTCTTGCGGGGTTCTAGTCGAGCAATAAATTAAAACAGGAATCTTCTTTTCCAATAGTTCGCTAAACCAATCGGCCACCCGCTTGCCAAAGGTCGGCTCAAGCTGTTTGATGTGTCCCTGCGAGCGTTCTACGGCCTCTTTAAGCGTCATTACCACTTACCTTCCGGGCATTTGGCGGTTGCCATTCTTGATTTGGCAATCATTAAACACCCGCATTTCGCACAGAAAGGGG